TGACGTGCCTATCTATAACAGCGTTGGTACCTTTATTGACTTAAATGGTACGACCACTGCTTATATGACAGATGAAGTTGCAGCTATTACTGAAAGTAAAGCAGCATATACCACAAGAACGATTACGCAAAAGAAGATTGCTTGTATTGCGCCTATCTCAAATGAAGTCTATCGCCATGGCAGCTTAGCTGACATTGCTAGTCAAACTTTGAAAAGTTGTTCAAGAGCTATATCTGAGAAAAAACAACATCTTATTTTTATCGCTGATGGAACCGCTGATACTGCTGACGGTGGGTTGACAGGTATTATCAGTGCAATGAATGCAATAGGTAGCAACACTGCTGAAATACAAATTGCTGGAACATGGTCCGATTTGGCAGTTACTGATATTTCAAAAATTGTTGCGAATACATCGGACTGGGCTGATCCAAACAAGTGTGCCTGGTATTGCCACAAAAACATGTGGGGAGTTCTTGAAGGCATCAGTAGGACACTTGGTTCTAGTTATATTGTCAACACAGGTACGAGGCCTATACCTAGTTTGTTTGGCTATCCTGTGAAATTTGTTTCTAAGATGGCTTCAAGTGCATCTGGTGACAGTTCAACTACTGAGCTAATGTTTGGCGATTTGTCAGGCGTAATAGCAACAGGTAGTGATGGAAATGTTTACATAGACAGTTCTGATGGCTACTACTTCCAAAATGACTTGACTACTCTTAGAGTAATTGAGCATATGGGACAAACAGTTTATCAGCCTGGAACAAATGGTACAACAAACACTGCTGTTTGTGCTATAAACTTTACATCAGCAAGTTAAGTTTTATGTATATACATAGTAGTGGGGGAATATTCCTCCACTACTATTCTTTATTCTTTTAGGAGAGAAATAAAATGCAAGAATATAATTATGAAAAAGAAGATTTATCGTTTGGTGACTCACATGAATGTATCCTGCTAGAGCCTTACAACGGTAAAAATAGAGGTGATGTAATAACAGTTTATTGCGGAGTATATAACTCTTTGATAAGTCTAAAAAAAGCATTACCCATGAACTGCTTTGATGATATAAAAACGTCAGAAAAACTGATTAAAAATGCTGAATATCTTGAGGACGAAAACGATAGACAGGCAGATGAAATTGCTGATTTATATGAACAGGTTGAAATTCTAACAAAAAAGATATACGAGTATGAAGAAGAAACAAATTTAAAGTCAAAAGTTAAAAAATTGGAGAAAGTATTAAATGAAAGTAATAAGCCATCTGCCAAAAAAGTTAAAAAAGTTAAAAAGGCAAAAAAAGTTAAAAAAATATCGTAACAAAATGTTAACTAATTTTTGTGACAAATAGAGGTAGACAGTAATGAGTGATATTAAATTTAAAAAAAAGGCAACAACAATGGAAATCACAAAAATTAGTGCTTCATTATTAGTGGCAGTTATTATAACTTTTGGGACTTTTGCATTTTCAACAGGTGTATATCGTAATGAGTTAAAAAATTTAAAAATAAATTTAGCTATTATAAAAATTGATTCTCAAGAAGATACAAATCGAGTCGCATCTATTTTACAAGCAAATATAAATAGAGTAGAATTAAATTCCGCAAAAAAAGAAATAGTTGAACTAATTTTTAAGAAAATAGAGAGTATGGACGAGAAACTTGATAGAATTATAGAGAGTAAAAGTAAGGAAAAATAATAATGTCTATTTTACAATTAAGCGATTTAGAATTATATTTGCAAAAAGATATTGCTGGTACTACTGATGAGGATAAATACTCTTACCTTATAGAAAGTGTCCAAAGTCAAGCAGAAAGTATTTGTCATCATAAATTTGACCTACAAGAGTATACAGAGATTTATGATGGGAATGGTGGTAATGAGTTAAGTCTTAATAATTATCCTGTCACAACAGTCTCAGAGGTTTTATATGGCTGGGTATGGAGTGGTAGCTCAAGAACTGAGATAACTTCTGATAACTACCTAGTCTATAATGATATAGGGACTTTAGCCTTTAATTTTAATAGTACAGATGATGGCAATCAACTATTTAATATTACTTATACAGCAGGTTGGACTGATGCAGATCCTAGTTCTAGTAGTAATGCTCCTACTGACCTAAAAACTATTTTAATGAATGAAATTGAGAGTCAAAAAAATAAGAGTTTTACATCTGGTGATATTAAAAAACAAAAACTAGGTGATTATTCCTGGGAAAAATTTACAGATGCTGAGAAAGAAGGGACTTCTGCGTTTGAAGATAAACTTAAAAAATATGTCAGGAGCGATATATAAGTGAGTATATCTGATATGTTTACTAATGAAGTCAGTATATATAGGCCAACTACCACAGTTGATAGTGGAGGTAGTCCAATAGATACTCTAACTGAGACAGGGACTATCCTGTGCAGAATTCAAAGGAACAAAGGATTTGAACCTATAGAAGGAGGAAGAAAGTTTTCTAAGCCTTCTTATATTTTATATTGTGATACAACTGAAGATATACTAATGGATGATCAGGTATTATTTGATTCTGCTTTTTATAATGTTATTGAATCAGAGGTAGAGGCAAATGATAATACTTATCGCAGAATAGTTATGACCAAGGCGGAAGAATAATGAGTTTTAAACCTAATCCAAAACTAAATAATATATTAAAAAACGCTTTTACTAAGTCATTAAAAGATAGTGGCAATATATTAGAAGATGCTGTTAAGTCTAATGCACCTGTTGATACTGGTACGTTAAAAAATAGTATAGAAATAGACGAGGGTGATATTAAAAACTTAGAAATAAGAGTAGGAACAGATGTTCCTTATGCAGCAGCAGTTGAGTTTGGGACATATAAACAAACTGCTAATCCTTTTATGAGAAAATCTTTGGCGGGAAAAAAATCAAAAATAATGAGCCAGTTTAAGGATATTATTTAATGAGTATTACAGCTCAGCAAAACTTAATTGATGGAATTTACTCTGCGATAAGCACCGCTATAGGACTGGCTAATCCTTCAGGACAACTTATTGATGTTTATGAATTAGAAGCGCCTCAAGATTCTTCTTTGCCTGTATGTACATTCCAGTTAATAAGTGATGTAGTTACGCATAATATTACTGATTGTAAATGGTCAGATGGTATTTTACAGATAGATTTTTTCGGGAATAAAAGACTTGGTAGTAAAGTGTTAAGAACAATCTCAGATACTTTATTTACTGATATGGTAAATTCTACATTAACTGTTGCAGGTGGTGTAAGTGCAAGAATTACAGGAACAGAAAGTGGAGTTGTAACAATTGAAGAAAATATAATTCATATAAGACAAGAATATAATTTACTAATAGTATAGGAGTAAATAATGGCGACATTTAGTATAGCAACGGCGACAGTTTCTATCGCTACATTAGAGTGGAAAGCATTAGATGTAAATATAACAACAAATACTGAAGCAATAAATTTAAGGCCTTTAGACTCAGCCTATGAAATTAATTTTGCAGGAGAAGAGGGCTGGTCGGGTAGTTTTTCGGTCCCTTATGATGACACCACTAGTACAGATACGGGAACAGATAATAGTGCCAACTTTAAGTTAATACTACCTAGTACAAGGCCTACACCTGTGGCAAGAGCCCCAGTCGAGCTTATATTACTTATAGCAAAAGCAAGTGGTGGAGAAGTAAGGTTAACTGGGAATATAGTAATCACAGGTAGTTCAGTGACCTTTAATAAAACGTCAGTTCCTGTTATGGAGATTACGTTTGTTGGCAGTGGAAATCTTACACAAGCAGATACTTAAAATAGAATTTAATTTGATAGGAGAAATATAATGGCAGTATTTAGTATAGCAACCGCAACACTTTCAGTTAATGTCGGCGGAGGAGCGGTACTCTACAAAGCTCTAGATGTTCAGATTGCAACTTCTACTGAAGCGGTAAATTTAAGACCTTTAGATGCAGCTTTTGAGAGCGTTTTTGCAGGAGAGGAGGGATGGTCGGGGAGCTTTTCAATTGCTTATGATGATACCACTAGTACTCCTAATCCGAGTACTAATCATGCACTAGCATTACCTGCTCTTCGAATACCATCGGCTTTGATTATGGTGATGACAAAGGCCGCTACAGGAACAGTAACGTTGACGGGTAATATCGTGATAACTGGAACCTCAGTAACATTCAACAAAACGTCAGTCCCTGTGATGGAAGTAACATTTGTAGGTAGTGGTAATTTGACACAGACTTAATTTTAATAGAATTTAATTTATAGGAGAAATATAATGGCTGATCAAACACCATTTGGAATTTCTACGATGACAGTAACAATTAATGACCAAGCATTCTGTGCAAGTGAATGTACTATAACCACTTCAGCAGGTGCACTACCGTATACTTGCTTGTCAGGCAACGAACAAGGGGCCTTAGCGAGCAATATATATACGTGGGGCGGCTCTGTAGTCATTAGTTATGATGACACCGCTGCTACAATGCAAAAGATAATGACACTGGCAAGTGGGACAAGAGCTGATCAAGTAGCATTTGTTGTTGCTATAACTACCTCTAATGCACAACTTATAACTATAACTGGTGTAGGTGGTGTAGTAATCACTGGCATAGACTCTAGTTTTGACTACGAAAATGTCCCACAAGCAACAGTGAGTTTTGTTGGTGCTGGGGCAATGACAGAAGTAAACACTGATCCATAATTTAATAGGAGAATATAATGGCACAAACACCATTTGGAATTGCTTCAATGACTGTAACTTTAAACGGTACATATACTGCTTGTGCGAGTGAATTTACTCTAACTACATCAGCACCTGCATTACCTTATACTTGCACATCAGATAAAGAACAGCAAGTGTTAGCGAGCAATGTATATACATGGGGTGGCTCAATGACCATCGCCTGGGATAGTGTTGCTGCAACAATGCATAAAGTCATCACACTGGCAACTGCGACCAGAGCAAACCATATCGCCTTGGCAGTCGCGATAACTACTTCCAATGCACAACTTATAACTATAACTGCCGCTACCCCTGGTATAGTGGTGACTGGGATAGATGGTACCTTTGACTATGAAGGAGTCCCACAGGCAACCTTGACCTTTGTTGGTGGAGGAACAGTAACGGAGATAGTCACTGATCCAGTATAATTTAATATTTTTAAAGAAAGAGAGAAAAGTAATGAGTAAAGAATTTAAAGATTGTTTCAGTCAAACTGATAG